AATAGTCAACTACTTCTTCGATTGTTGGCTTTGTAAACCTCTTAACCTTAACTTTAGCTTTAACTATATCTTTATCCTTATCTTTATCTTTAAGGGTACTTTGTACCCCTTGTGAACCCTTCATATACCCTTCAAGATTATATTTATCAAGTAGTGCAATTACTGACTTATGCACATTAGATGTTGGATTTAGTTCGCCATATTGAAACTCAATAAATTCAGGAATAAACCATTTATCGCCATTGTCAAAGATAACTATCTTGTCAAGGAATGCCTGTGGTAGCATATCGTAGATTAATTCTTCGCCTACTCTAATGGAAGCTACTTCTATATCTACTTCCCATATCCCTGCGTGATTGCAGTCATCTAATATGTAGAACCATAGTAGCTTGTGCTGTGGCTTTAACTCTCTTAGAAAGCGTTTCTTCCACTTGTCTGTGTCTGTCATTCTCTTTGCCATAATGTTTAGTTTATTTTAAGGTCATAGTTATTAACTCAAACTCATCTCGAGTTATTAAGCCTTTCATTAATCCGAGATATTCTTTTGATACATCTCTACCTGTAATCTTGTTTATAATAACCATAATGTTTTAGTTTAATTGTTTAACACAGCAAAGATAAATAAACTTTTTTGATTAATAACAAACTTTTTTGAGTTTTTTTACTTCTACTCTAGCCATTATCTCAATATCATTGTAACTTCCTGCTCTTGGCTTACGACCACCAAGCCTAAAAAAGCCATCAAGGTTCTCAATTCGTTCATAGACAATACCATCTTCAAATGCCCAACAAATTGCCACAGGTTTGTTTATTTTCTTCTGATGTTTTTGTAGGTCAACAAGTTTGCGTATAGCTACCTGAACAGTTAAAATGTCATCAATCTTTTTATTTGGACAACCCTTTACCTCTAATGCACCTACAATGTTTCCTTGCTTATTTCTAAGGTCATAATCAACAGGAGCAAAATCTCCCCTGTCAACAGACACAAGGTCAAAAGCGTGGCAAAACAATGCACAAGCCTTTTGCTGCCTCTCTATATCTTTAGCAGTTTCATACCTCATACTAATTTTTTCCGTACCTATTATCCCATTCCCATTTTATCGTTAAGGCAATAATAAACGCTATCATTACACCTATAACATATAATCCATTAATCATTATCATTTTCTTTATATTTTAAGTATTCATATATCCTAGCCTTAGTAAGATTCATTCTATTTGCTATCTCGCCAACAGAGTAACCCTCATTTCTGAGGTGCTTACAATGTTCGGCAGTTGCAATAGTTTCTATCTTGACTAGCTTACTATACTGTCTAGTTTTACTATTCCAATTCATTGATTAACTGTTTTATGGTTATCATCTATATCAATAATAGAATGTGTGTGAGGACATAAGTCCTTAATCATTCTTATATTGCTTCTTATTTGCTTTCTAACGCCATCAATCTCGGTTTTAGTGCTATCTATACCGAGAGATGCGTTGAGGGTAGCATTGGCTCTTAAAAGCATATCTACCCTCTTTACATTCTTCCTCTTATTCAATTTCACAATCAAATATTCTTATCAGTTCCCTAACCTTAAAAGGGTAAGTCTGATTCCGCTTTAGGACTATCGGCTTTTTCTGTCTTAGCACCTCCGACATTTACTGCCCAAGCCAATATGTTATTGTAGTAATTTCCTTCATACAAGCGGCCTCTAATGTCAATCTTGCAGGTAATTTCAGTTCCTATCTTGATAGTATCTAACTTATCAATATTGTCCTTAACTACCTCTAGCTTAATCGACTGTGGATAATCTCCACCTGTATTAATTACAAATTCTCTTTTTTTAAATCCACTTTTGAACTCTTTTGTTTCAAATGTAGCTTCTAGTTTTCCACTAATTTCCATTATCTAATAAATTTAATTCGGTTTTTACTTGTTCTAGCCTGTTATCTAACAAACTTTTTTCTTTTTTTAAGAGGTCGAGTTCCTCTGATAGTGTTACTTCACTATTTTGTTCAAACACATAATCTCTTACCTTTATGTAGTTCATTATTTCTATCTTGTCAAACTCTAAAAAGTTTTTCATTTGAGTAACGTGATGTATTACTGTTGCGTGATTCATATTAAACATCTTAGCAATTCCCATATAAGTTTCGCCATAATGCTTACGAAGGAAGTACAATACCATTCGCCTAGCACTAATGATTTCTCTCCTACGATTTAAGCTAAATAACTCATCCTCATTTACACCATAAATAGAGCATACTGCTTTTTTTAGTGCTTCTCTACGTTCTATACTATTTAACATCTCTAATCATATTTAAAAGTTCAACATCTCCTACCTCTTGCTCTTTACATTCCTCAGAATTAGCTAATAACTGTAAATGCTTTAGCCTTAATAAGGTAGGGTTATCAATATACCTATCTATGGTATTCTGTGTAACTCCTGTGATTTCGCCAAAGCGTTTCTTAGTCATTCCTGTTAGTCTTACAAATTTCTTAAAATCATTCATATCTATTTTATTTCTACTATTACTAAATCTTTTCCAAATTCCCTTTTGTAGGTTTCTATTATCCTGTCATCAGGTTGGTCTTTATAGAGGTCTATAAATGTTTTCATTATACCTCTTGGTGGCTTACCATCTGTAAGTTTACCTAATTGGTTACGAGTGATGCTAATTATAGCACCCTCTCTAGTTAATGCGTGTTTCAGTTTCATAATTTCAAATGTTTATTAAATTGTTCTCTAGGGTCTTTTGGTATGTAATCTACCTTTAGCTTGTTGATTAGTTCATACGCTTCTTGATAGGTAAGATGTAGCAACCCACTTTCTATATCTTGTATGACATCTTCCTCGTATGGAACGCTTGTAAGTAAACCCTCAATAATAGCTATCTGACTATTACTGATAGGTTCACTTGCAAGTATATCATCTATCCAATCAAGCATTAGTCAGCCATTTCATCTTGACCATACACGCCTTGCTCATAAAAGCCTGTAAGCATTAGAACTGCTCTTGACTTAGCACGTTTTTCTGCCATAGCCACAGGAAACTTTCCTGCCATACCCATTGTATTCTCCTTAGAACATTCTCCAAAAGATTCTACAACAGTTTCTCCAATGTTTTTACCTTTAACCATATTAGCTACACATCTAAGAACTACCCATTCTTTCTCCATAACGATAGGCTCATAAGATAATCTAATACCACGATTACTTACAATCTTATCTATTCCTGTTCTAGTGATGATTACAAATCCTCTTTTATCTTTATATACATCCTCTTGTACTAAGCCATTCTCTGTAAATAGTCTGCGTAAACTTTCTTTTTTAGTTTCAGTTTTCATTGTTTTAACTTCTGACATAATAATTATTTTAAATTGCGTTAATATACTTTCTTAATTCCTTTAGCGTGTCTAAATCACAAAGTCTTGCTGACACCCTACCATTCGACCATTCTTGTAGTTCTCTCAAATCTTTGTTGGCGTAATCTATTTCTGACCTCTCATCATTAGCTAATAGCTTTTTAATAAGTTCAATCTTGCTATCCAATAGGAAAAGCACTTCGCCTTTCTTTACCATTGCTACTTTTAAATCTTCTGACATAATATTTAGTTTTGTTTAAATTAATACTTCGACAAAGGTAATTAATAAAATTGAAATACCAAACAAAATGTGATAAAAATAAATAAAAAGTTTGCTTTACTAGAGTAATTATTCTTCTCCCAAGTGCATTGGGTAAGTAATTGGTAGTGTTCCGTTTTCTAAAACAACACCACAAGCGATTATAGAACGCTTAGTAAAGTTCTTAGCGTATGCGAGTGCATACTGATTTGTGTTAGTTACACCACAACCCACCTGCATAGCAAAGTGTCTAGCAGTCTTAGTGCAATGCCAAGATACAGAACATTCCGTATGGATATGACCTTGAACAACAGATTTGCCCCAATTTACCATTCGGTTATGCGCACCTCTTGCGCCACTACTACCTGTTCCGTGAGTATATATTACACCATCTTGTTCAAAGCTATCATCAAATGTCCAAGTAGGTACTTGTAATGCTTCCGAGAGGTCTTTAAGCCATCTTTGAGATATTCCCATAGCTACTGCCTTACGAGATATTATAGCATCGT